ATGAACTGGTCAACGATTGCGGGCCTGGTGCCCGCGCCGGGCGCAGCCCCGGATTTTGAGGCCTGTCTTGCGGCCTTCCCCGTACTGGAGCGGGCCAAAACGACGGTGCAGGACCCCCGATTTCACGCCGAGGGTGATGTCTGGACGCACACCCAAATGGTGGTGCAGGAGCTGCTGGCGCTGCCGGACTACCTGCAGGCGAGCCCGCATGACCGCATGGTCTTGTTCCTCGCGGCCTTGCTGCATGATGTGGCCAAATACCGGACCACGGTCATCGACCCACAGACCGGGGCCATCGGCCAGCCTGGCCATTCCCGCAAGGGTGCCGTGGAGGCCCGTGTGCTGCTCTGGGACTTTGGTGCGCCACTGGACCTGCGGGAAGCGGTCTGCCGCCTGATTGCAGTCCACCAAGTGCCATTTTTCGCGTTGGCTGGGTCTCGTTCTGGCAAGACGCCCGAGCGCATTGTGCGAGAGGGGTCCTGGCAGGTGAATCTTGTCCACTTGGCCGCTCTGGCCGAAGCGGATATGCGCGGTCGTGTGTGTGTGGACCAGCAGGCGGTGCTGGACAACATCGAACTCTTTCGGGAACTGGCGCGGGAAGAGGGCTGCTACGGGAGTCCTCGGCACTTTGCGGATGCCCACACCAGGCTGAGCTACTTCCGGGGCGCTGACGTCCACCCGGACTATGCGCTTTTTCAGGAACCTGGATCGCGCGTGACCGTGATGTGTGGCCTGCCCGCGTCGGGAAAGGACAGCTGGCTGGCGCAGCACCGGCGCGGCTTGCCGGTGGTGTCTTTCGATGATGCAAGAGAAGCGCTGGACCTGAAGCATGGCGAGAACGAGGGCGCCGCTTCGCACTTTGCCCATGACAAGGCCCGGGAACTGCTGCGCAAGAAGGCGCCTTTTGTCTGGAGCGCCACGCATCTGAGCCTGCAGATGCGAACGCGCACGCTTGATCTGCTGTTTGCCTACGGTGCCGAAGTGGAATTGGTCTACCTGGAGCAGCCACGTGCCGAGCTGCTGCGGCGTAACAGCCGCCGGGACTCGACCCTGTCCAACAAGGCGCTGCAGTCGCTGCTGAACCGCTGGGAGCTGCCAACCGAGACGGAAGCCCATGCGCTGCGCATTGAGCAGCCCTGAGGCGGCGTTGGCGGCCTTGGCAGTCTCCGCAACACAAGCTGGCCCGGTGTGGCCAGGTTGTGTTGTTTTCGGCGCTGGCGCTGCAGCCTTCCCCACGCTTTTCCGCCTATCTCCCACCTGAATGCACGTTCCCCAGGCTCCCGCCTGCGGGTCTATACCCCAGGGACGGAGCCTGTCAGGGCGCCTGCTTTAAAATACCGCCCAGATTAGTTGCCAGGTTCCCCTGCAAGAAAAATGAATACCGATACCCACGCTGCCACTGCGACGCTCGACGCCAACCGAACCCCCAAGGTGGGGTTCGTCAGTTTGGGCTGCCCATAGGTATCTCTACATATACTGCTGTATTGAGAGGTCAATACAGATGGAAAAAGCCCGCAAAGCTAATGCCTGCGGGCTTTTTGTTGGTATACGGGCTATCAGGCGGCGGCTTTAATGGGATTACTGAGAACACGTATGAAGCCCATGCCTTTGCGCATATTGCGGTAGCTGTTAACTGCCACGGCCTCCGCCTCACGCGCAACATCGGCGCCCGCTGCGATGATCTGACCATCGTCTGAGATGATGGCCAGGCGGGCGGGTTTCCCATTGACCATCACCGTCAGTCCCTCATGGCTTACTGCGGTGATCTGTACTCCTTCGAGATGCCCAGTAGGTTGGTCGCCAATCATGTCATTTCCTTTCAGACGCCCAGCTTTTGAGCTTGGTGTGCTTCCTTTGCAGGCAGTTGGATGTGCTTGAAGTCAATGACCCATACCCATGGATTTTTAGTCCATGAGTCAGCGCCGTTAAGTTGCTCCCACAGCTTGCGATAGCCAATTCTGTAGTCAGGGCCAGGGCAGCCGATATCGGTGCAGGATTGGCGTATGTGGTCGCAAGGGTCTTCGTGGTAGCAGCCTTCGGCTTGTGCATCAGCGTTGCTGATTTCTTGAAGCCGCTCCAGGCGCGTGTCAGTTATCTCCAGCCAGATGCGAGCTGCCCATTTGGGCATGTGAATGGCAGGGGTGGCTTTCGTGGCCCAGGCTGTTGCTGCACCAGGAGGCGTTCCGTCTGCGTCAAACCAAATCGGCTTGTTTCCCCAGTCGCTCGGGGGGTAGCCTTGAACCTCATAGGCGCGGCAGCTGCGGACCGTTTCCCGCACATAGATGCGGTCGCCGGGCTGGCCCAAAGGGCATGCCCGATGAATGACGTGCTGCGGCTCGTCTTCAATAACCAAGGCGCCAGGCGTGTACCAGTTGCCAAGGTCGGGATGGCGCACATCTTTGGCGACGCGGCGGGTCTGTGTTTTTTGGCCGCTCAGGATGGCTCGCACCAGCGGGGCCTTAAACATCATTCCAATTTCCTTCATTACAAGGCCTCCAGTTCATCTGTGCCAAAGTGCATTTCGGTGGGCAGGCCACCCTTCTTGTTGTGAAACCTGATGCGCCATCCTTCTGGATCGCAAGCCATCACTGAGCCGTGCTGCCACATGAATTTGTTGCGGCTCTCCAGTAGTCCAGCGCGCAGTACTCGCACTCGTTCACCTACCAACGGCAAGGCGGCGTAGGCCTCAAGCTCTTCGTTATCAAAAATCGCGTATTCGTGTGCCTTTGGCCCGAACTTGACTTGCACTTGGCTTTCGGAGTGGCTTGTAACGATGCCGACCCTTCCGCAAGTCTTGCGATATTTCCCACTGGGGCCTTTGAGGCCTTCCTTCACGCGCACGATGTCACCATTGACGACCGTGAGTGCTGACGTCTCCACTTGGGGGCGCTCGCCGCCAGCGGCGGGCGTGTCTGCAGCGGGCTCAGTGGTAGATAACGCTCCAGCATCCTCTGAGGCGGTCACTGTCGCAGGCTGGGCGTCAGCCACAGCCTGCGCATCGTTATCCTGCGCGGCCGCAGCCGCGCCTGGTATGTCTCCCTGGCCAGCATCCCGGGGCTCGGCCGCGTCAGCGGGGCTTTGCGACTCGGCAGCTTGCATAGCCTCAGCAATCGCGGCCTGCGCAGCGGCAGCGCTGAGCTTGGGCTTTTCGTCCACCTGGGTTTTCTTCTTCCCCCCACGCCCCTTCTGCGCTTGCGCAGCGGGGGTAGGGGTAGAAGAGGGTTCCAGGGGCTTCAATGAATCAGCGGATTGCGTACTTTGTGCAGCTTTTTTGGCTTCTGACTGCTTTTTGGTAGCTTTGGCAGCTCGCAGATTGGCTTTGATCTGGGTCTGAAACGCAGTTACATCAACGCCGCATTCGGCAGCGATGCACATGAGTACTTCGTTTCCCGAATCCCGTGTCCACGTGCGGTGTACGCGATCCTTCCAGACCATGAGCTGCATTAGAGCAACGTCTGGATAGTCGTGGTTCTTGGCCCAGTCCGTAAGGGCCTCCTGTGGAGCAATCTTGCCCAGCTCGAGCACATCGCAGAGTTGTCGGATTGAGTCGGCGTCCAGTGCAGTTATCTGCTGTTTGCAAAGCGTTTCATACAGGGTGCGGGGCATTTCTTCCCAGGACACAGCTTGCACCGCTACCTTTTCAACAAGGTCTTTGGCTAGATCCTTGCGCCATTTGACCTCGTAAGCCTGCTGATCCTTGCTGGCCTGTTCGCGCTTGGCTTCTTTTTCTTCGCGCTCGGTCTGCTCTTGCAGCTTGTCCTGGTGTTCTTTGGCGCCCGCTGCTTGCAGCAGTTCCTGGGCCTGCTCTGGGCGTAGCACCGCGATCAGCTGCTTTGGATCGTGCGGGTTGACGATCATCGTGGGCTTGATGCCGGATTGCTCCATTACCCTGGCGATGATCTTGCGCAGGGGCTTGCCCTTGATGGGAATGTCCTTGTCGCTGTCAAGTCGCAGGTAGCCCGACACCTCGCCGCTGTAAGCGCTGGGCATCAAGGCTTTGGCCTCTCGCCCGTCGATAACATCCAAGCCCTGGTCTTCTGCTGCTTGGCGAACGCGAGCGGCATGCAGCTCTTCCTTGTTGTGAAAGCAAGGAGGGTCCGTGCACACGTCTGCACTATCTACATCGGTGAACAAGTCGGGAGAGGCACCTGTGCGTTTGCTGCAGTCTGTGCATGCTCCGGCCTTTGGGCACAATTCGGCATCCTTTCGATCAAAGGGCGCTTCCTTGAGCTTGAGCATGTAGTGGTTGCGTACGTGGGCCGTAACCTCCCGGGCGCCGGGTGTGGAGCCGTAGTAGTTGGTCTGGGTTGCGTATTGCAGTGCCTTTTGTTGCAGTTGCTCAGATGGGATGCGGGCGATAGGGAGTGCGACCGAGTGATCAATCTTGCCTTCACGTAGAGCATCGCGGCCCTGCTCGCACAGGTTCAACAGCTTCAGCCGGCCGAAGACATAGCTGCGGCTCTTGCCAATTTTCTCGGCCACAGCATCGGCATTGATCTGGTTGGCGGACATGAGGTATTCATAGCCCTCTGCCTCCTCCAGCTCGCTGACATCTTCGCGCTGCAGGTTCTCGATGATCTGAACCTCCAGCGCCTGGGCATCGGTCAGCTGGCGAATGATCGCTGGGATTGAGCTTTTCCCAGCCAACTGGCTGGCCCGCCAGCGGCGCTCACCGGCCACCAGTTCGTACTCGGGCAGCGCAGCCTGGCGGCCTTTGCCTTTTGCGGCCTCATGGGTGTCTTGCAACCGCGATGCGGGCAGTGGACGCACGATGATGGGCATGTTTACCCCCATCGATGCGATGCTGTTGGCGAGATCCTGCAGCTTGACCTGGTCGAAAGTCTTGCGGGGATTGGTGAGACTGGTTGCGATGCTGCTGATGGCCAGGTCGCGCATGGTTGCGCCGCCATCATTGATCGCGATGGGTTGGGTCACGGTGTCATGCTGATCAGTTGCCATGATCTGCTCCAGGTGGGGTGGTAGATGGTTCGCTGTAATGGGCTTCGTCGGGATCGCGCATGCCGGACATCACCGAGGCCGCGTAACGCGTGTGACCTTCGTCGAGCAGGTCGAGGTAGCGCTGAGCGGTCGCAACATCGCAGCGGTTCTTTTCGGCAATGGACTGGGCGCGGCTCATTGGAGTGGCCCTTTTGAGTCGGCTGCCGGCGCTTCTTCGGAGAGCATCTGATTTGCTGCGGAAACAATTGCCACGACAAATGCTTGGCCGAATTCATGTTCTGCCCAACCAATAAGTTCACCAAGTAGAGCGGCTGTAATGGTGCTTTGAGCTACTGGTTGGTTTGGATGGGTGGCCTTGATGATGCTGATCACGTTGTCTGCAATTGCTTCTACAAGGTCACCAGTTGCAGGAGACAACGGATTGGTCTTGCTCATGCCGTAGCTCCTTGTGCATCGCCTGCCTGGGCGCCGTGGCTCAGCAGAACTTGTTGCAGGGGCTGGCCCGCTTCTACTTCGCGCTGCATCTGCAGGCGTTCCGGTGCCGTTACGTGCTGCCAGATGCAGCAGTCAAACAGGTCCTGGGCATTGGAGTGCACGCCGTGGCATTGAGGGCAGGCATGCAACTGGGGGATGGGCTTGGTGTTCATCGCATAGCTCCTAGAGGGGGTAGCCAGCTGGCAAGAGCAACAGGTGCTGCTCTGCCAGGGCATAGGACATAGAGAATTCGTTTTGCTCGGGGCGCTCGGAGGCCAGGACCAGCGCGCCGCGAGCTGGGGTCTCGGTGCTGGGATGCTTTTCGGTGTGATCCAGCACAAAATCGAGGCCAAAGTGATCGCACAGTGCTTGGGCATTGGTGCGCATGCCCGTGCCCGGGAGACCGTAAATAACGATGGTGGGGAAGGACATGCGCGCCTCGCTTAATACTGCAGGGACAGTGCGATAGCGGAAGCTGCGCCGACCGTGAAGGCGACGACAGCAATCCAGATGGCGATCCAGTGCAGCGTGTTCAGCACGCGCTGCTTCATGGGTGGGAAGTAAGGGCCGTCGAGTTGGATGGGTGCAGGCATCTCAGCGCTCCTGGTGGACAAAGACGATGCGGCTGCCAAAGTGGGCGCGGCCCCAAGCTCGAGCGGCTTTGCGGCTGGTGGCCAACTTGGTAAACAAGCGGCCTGCACAAGTCAGGAGGTAGAGGTTCATGCCAGCACCCCGCGCGACTTCAGGCTAGCCATGGCTTGCTGGATGGCGGCGGGCACGCCGATGTGCAGCAGGGCTCCACCCTCAATGGCAAAAGACTCGCTATGTTCTGCGTCTCTGAACAGCGCCCAGTGACCGTCCCAAGTGGCCCTTGCGAGTCGTACTGCTTTAAGGCGGTAGTACTGCTTGAGCAAAATCTCGGACGAGTGACGCGCTTCAGCGGCACTATGCAACCAGGTGTCGTTGTCCTGGATGGTGGTGAGGTTGGCGATGCCAGTGCAGACGTGTGCACTGGGTTGCAGTTGGGTAGGCAGATGCCCTGTTGTTGACCTCATTTCGTTTACCTCCATTGAATTGGTAAACGAAATATACCTTTAGGTTAACGCTATGGTCAATACCTTTAGGTAAATTCTGGGTGGTGCCAAGAGGTATACCCGTGTTGTTTTTTTGTGAAATATCTACCAGAAGGGGTGCGATCAGGTTCAGCGTGCGTCAAGCACTAGGGCTGATAAGATGCAATTTCTCACAAGTCGCAACGATAGATGCGGCCGAATTTGAACTTGAACGCGCGTGACGCTAGGGAGATTGGAATGGAGGCATTGCTGCCGCTGCTTTTGCTGGTTGGGCTAATTGTTTGGGTGGTGCGCAAGATGCAAAAGCGCATGAAGCCTGTCTATTGCATGGCTTGTGGTACGGAAGCGCCTGCAAAAGTGGAGACCCGAGGCTCTCTGCTGATTGAGATCGTCCTCTGGATGTGCTTCATCATCCCTGGGGTGATCTATAGCCTCTGGCGAACAGGCGCTCGCCAAAACGTGTGCTCTTCCTGTGGGTCTACACAGGTGATTCCACCAGACTCGCCTAACGCAAGACGGCTGAAGGCTCAGTAACCCAAAAAAAGCGCCTTGTTAGGCGCTTTTGCTATTTGGGGCGGTACTTCCTGTGCTCCATCATCGTGCCGATGATCTGGATGTGCTGCGTTGCAGATGACAGTGTGGGGTAGTCTGGATTCAAGGGCACCAGCTCAAATACCTCTAGTCCTGTATCGGTGATGCCTCGGGGGCGGTACTTTTTAAAGGTGGCCTTGTCATCACCATTCCGAGCAGCCACAAAGTCACCAGGCCGAGGGGCGACCTCTGGATCAATGATCACACGGTGTCCAGGTAGGAACTCTGGAATCATTGAATAGCCAACGATATCAAGTGCAAACGCCACCTGGGAAAGCTCGAGGTCGGTGTAGATCCAGTCCTCTGCATCCCCGGGGGCGAAATTGTCCACGATCTCTTTCCAATGGCCTGCTTGAATTGAGCTGATAACAGGTATGCGCCGACTTCCTATTTCGGCAAGCCGAATGTTTGATGTCTCGGAAGACACAGCGTCCACGCTGACGGCGGAATGTGTGGGTGGCTGCCCATTGCCAGCGATATGGTGCAGCCCCTGGCCAGCTGGTAGATCAAACCATCCAGGGGGTAGGTTGTACGCCGCTGCAATCTTGTCCATGGTCGCAGCGCCGAGATTTCTCCTCTCGGATCTGTCCTGGTCCAGCAGAAGGCGAGACAGGTAGGAGGGCGCAAGGCCAACCTGTTCGGCTATAGCGCGTTGGCTTACTCCATCCCTTGCTTTCAGGGCATTGATCAGCTCAAGCAGGCGTAGCCGCCAGCGTTCGGTGTGTGCGTCTTGCGTCATCTCCACATTGTGCCCCTTCATGTACCCATAGGTAATTGAAACCTAGTGATCATCGATCACCCAAATAATTAACCTTTAGGTATATACTCGGCATCATGAATGCCTTGAGAATTTACCTTAACGGTTTACCTGTCGCTCAACAGGCCGCCTATGCGGCGCGGTGTGGAACGACCTTGGGCTATTTGCGCAAGGTGATCAGTACCAATGCCCGCGTGGATGTGGCGCTGCTCATCAATCTGGATCGAGAGTCAAAGGGTGCGGTGCCCGTAGAGCAACTACGTGCCGACGCTGATTGGCCGTACCTGGCAGCGAGGTGTTCATCTATTTCAAACCTACCCAGCGCATAGCCGCGCGATCCGGTTGCGCCGTTTTCTCTTCGGCGGCGGTTGCCCACCACGATTGGGCGAACAACGCGGACAGCGGTGCTGGGAAGGTTCTTTGTATTTGGCATGGGGCGAACTGTGACAGAGCTGGGGCTCGGTGCCTATAGCGTTTTTTAAGTGGGGGTGGATATGTCGTCAATGATCGATGGAGTACGCCGGGCGGCCCGTTGCTATCCAGGCGGGGTAGAAGCGGTAGCACTGCGGCTGGGTAAGAGCCACAGCACGCTCGAAAAGGAACTGCGCGGCGCGCCAGGCTACAAGCTGGGCTTTGAGGATGCGCACGAGATCATGGTGATCTGCAGAGACGTTGGCAGTGACTGTGCTTTGGATGGCTTCAACGCGCAGGCTGATGGCCTGGGTGCGGTGGTCACGATGCTACCCGAGGGCGTTTGCCCCAACAGCTGCACGGGTGGCATGGTGGCCAATTTGATGCGGGAGTTCAGCGATGTGATCGCCAGCGTGGGCGAGTCGATGTCTGATGGAATCATCACGCCCAATGAGCTGCGCAAGATCGAGGCGCAGTGGGGCGAGGTGGTGGCTGCAGGCCAAAGCCTCTTGCGCGGACTCTCTGCCAAGGTGATGGCAGCGATGGGCCGCTGGAAGGATGGAGGCAAGTAATGCAACCCTCAATTTCTTCCACCACTTCAAACGGTCGACCAGCCGGGGAAGTCCGCCAGGCGCTGCTCCAGGCCTGCCATCTTCTGCACACCCCAGATCGAGCACCGACGGTGCGGGAACTCGCAGCTGCAGCGTGTGTGGGTGTTGACCAGGCCCGGCGCACTCTTGACAACATGCGCCGCGCAAAGCTGGTGGACATCGTTCGCGGCCGACGCGTGGACTACCGCAACCGTCCTGTTGCTGAATACACACCCACTGCCCTCTGGGTAGGTGGTGGCGGCCATGCAAGCGGATCGCACGCACTGGCAATCGTTATGCAGACCTGGGGGCGTTAATGGTGATGAATCAGGTTGCTGGTGGAGGGGCCACCGGCTTGGTAAACAACGTGCGCGTGCGCACCATTCAGACGGGGGCACGCCATGTCGGGTGATTTGCCTCCCATCAAAATACGCGAGCTGGCAGAAGCCTTGCTCGACCACATCGATACCCTGGTGCCTGACTGGTTACGCGGCGGCATACGCCGAGGTCATGAATGGGTGTGCGGATCTCTCGCGGGAGAGCCGGGCGGGAGTTTTAGCGTTTGTCTCTCGGGGGCAAAAGCTGGCCAATGGGCCGACTTCAACACTGACGATAAGGGTGGCGACCTGGTCAGCCTGTACGCCGCCATTCATAACATCAACAACGCTGAGGCCGCTGTGCGCCTGGCACGCGAGATGCGCCTGGAGAGCGTGGCCGGGCTGGTGAAGACGGCCAGCGGCGCGCCAGTGGCCCCGGTCGAGAACCCTCGCAAACCACCAGTCAAAAAGTCTAAGCCTGTGCCAGAGGGTTGGGCCACCGTCACGCCGGTCCCAGATTGGGCGCCTGAGCCCACCTTTGCCCATTACCACCGGCAGCCCGATGACATCGCCAATATCGCGGCATACCGCGACGGTGATGCGCTGCTGGGCCATGTGGTGCGCTTCAGGACCAGCGACGAAGGCAAGGACGACATCCCTCACACCTTCACCCGCAGCGCCCGCGATGGCGGCACCAAATGGAACTGGCGGCAGTGGGATGAGCCGCGCCCGCTTTACTTGGCTGATGGCCAGAGGCCCAACGGCCGCACCGTGGTGTTGGTCGAGGGTGAGATTAAGGCGGTGCTGCTGCAGAAGACGCTGGATGCACATTGCCCCAACATCTATGCGGTCGTGAGCTGGGCTGGCGGTTGCAAGGCATGGACCAAGGCTGACTGGAGCTGGATCAGCAATGCTGCAGTGCTGCTTTGGCCCGATGCAGATAGCCAGCGTGAGAAGCCGCCCCGGGCAGAGCTTGCTGCCTGCACCACCGATGCAGAGCGTGAGGCCTTGAAGGAGGCGCAGCCTTTCTTGAAACCGGATGCGCAGCCTGGGCGTAAGGCCATGCTCGGCATTGGCGCACGCCTGCGCGATCAGGGCTGCGATGTGAAGATCCTGCCGATCCCTTTCCCTGGTGTGAAGCCCAGTGGATACGACTGCAAGGATTACATCGAGAAGGAGCGATGGACGGGCGAATATATCGCTGAGACCTTCTTTGCTAAGGCGTATACCCCTGGCTGGGATAAAGACGCAGCGACAGCGGAAAAGCGCGATGGCCCCGTTGGCGCGGGCGGCGCCGATAACGCGGGTGGAGGCGGCGGCGGGTCTTCCGATCTACCGCCTGATGAATATGCCAGCGACAGCGATGACGAATTCGGCGACTACCTGGACTTTCTTTGCAAGCAGTTCAAGTGCAAGCGGTGGGATATCCAGCCCAACCGCGCCATGGTGATCAAGGCCCTGCGCGTCTCGCCACACCTGCGTGACCTGCTGGGCCATGACCAGATGTCCTTCCAGTTCGTGACGCGCAAGAACTGGCCGTGGCGTGTGGTGGCCGGTCCGCTCGAGGATACCGATGACTTGCGGCTGGGTGACTACCTGAGCAGCGAGTACAAGATCAAGGCCTGCAGCCGGGCAGCCCTGACCGAGGCCATGCATACGGTGGCTGATGAGCGCAGCTTTCACCCCGTGCGCGATTGGATCGAATCGCACACATGGGATGGCAAGCCCCGGCTGGAAAACTGGCTGATGCATGTGATGAACCAGAACCCCAAGGACCTTGCGCCTGGCCTGGTGAAGTATTACCGGCTGGTGAGCAAGTTTGTGGTGATGGGTCATGTGGCGCGTATCTACAAGCCTGGCTGCAAGTTCGACTACAGCGTAGTGCTGGAAGGCCCGCAAGGCCGAGGCAAGAGCACCTTGATCAAAACACTGGTGGGCGCTGACTACTTCAGCGACACCAAGATCAACGTGAGCGCGGGCAAGGATGCTCTGGAGCAGCTGCGCGGAATCATGGCCTATGAGATGGCCGAGCTCGCCAGCCTGCGCAAGGCTGACAGCGAGGAGATCAAGCAGTTCTTCAGCAGCAGCGAGGACCGTTACCGCAGCGCCTATGGCCGCTACGTCCAGAAGTACCCGCGTCAGCTGGTGATCTGGTGCACGACCAACAAGCGCCAGTACCTCTACGACCAGACGGGCAACCGCCGCTTCTGGCCGGTGTGGGTGGGTAGCGCGCTGCTCAACCTGGCCTGGTTGGAAAAGTACCGGGGCCAACTCTTTGCCGAGGCATTGCACCTGTTCCAGGCTGGCGAGCGCTACTGGCCGACCGAGGAGGAGGAGAACCTCTACATCAAGCCTGAGCAGGAAAAGCGCATGGTGCAAACCGGCGTGCAAGGGACTCTCTACACCTTGTTGACCAGGGAAGGTGCGCACAGCACCGAAGGCTCATCCACTGGCGAGCTGTCAGTCCTGACCAACTTCGTGACGATTGAGATGCTGCTCCGCGCCTTGGGTGTGGATGTGGGCAAGAGCACGCCGATTCTGGAGGGTCAGATCCGCGATTGGCTGGTGGAGCACGGCTGGGAGTACACGCGGGAGAGCAAGGGACTGCGCCGCCGTGGCTACAAGCAGCCCGCTGTGTGGCCGCCCAAAGAGATCGACGCCGAAGGCGATGTGCCCGATATGGATGCAGAGCCAACCGATGAACAAGCGCAGCTGGCCCATGTGGCTGGCAATTTTGGAGACGGAGACAGTGACCCGTTCTAAGCAGCGAGCGGTGTGCGCAACACCGGAAAAGCTGACGGGTCTCAATTCGGACCACGGCGGCAGCAGTGCGGGAGGCGTGATACGCGGCCCTGCTGTTGCTGTGGTGCCGAGGCGGTCTCTGTGCATTTGTATGGATTGAACTGATTGAGTCAGCAGGGGCGCAGCGGGCGAATCCGTCCAGCCGTCCACCCCTTGCATGGAGTCTGCAGCTAGTGGCTATAGCGGCCGTTTTACTAGTTGAGGCTGCTGCATGGCTGACTCCAGGTGCGCTCCTTGATGTGGGCGCAGGCGAGTGTGTGCGTGTGGGCGCGGGCGCGCGTGGGTAGCTGTCTGTTGTGTGTGTGAAGTCAATAGATAGCTTGGACGGCTGGACGGAATTTAAAAAGGAGCGGCAATGTCAGCAGCAAACAATCCGAGTGTTGAAGAGATGAGGGCACGGTTGCAGCACATCAAAGACCATATGCCTCAGACCTATGAACTGATCTGTGCCAAGGCTGTGGATATGGGGGATGAGGTGTGGGGCATGGTGCGACGCGGCGTGCGTGGTTTACCCAATGAGTTCTGGGCGATGGAGGCCGGGCACTTTGCTGGCACACCATTTGACCTGAAGAAGGTGCAGGACGAGATTGCCTGGGGCATGGTGAACTTTGGCGCCACCTTCGCGGTGGTCTTCAACCTGCAGATCGACAGACCGGCACAGCAGGCGAGGGCCAGGGGGAACGATGGCGCGCATTGATCGAATCAAACAGAGGTTGGACAACTGGGCGCTGTGGAAGTCCCGCATGCTGTCGGGCGGCAATGGCTGGGCCAGCCAGAATATCTTGGCATCAGCTGCAGAGGCTGATGTTTGGAATCGAGGCAGCTATGGTGGCTCATTCATTCCGGCCTTTGATGAGGATGCGCAGGAGATAGATACTGCCATCAAGTCCTTTGGGGTGACACGGCCGCACCTGGTGCAAACACTGGAAGTGGTCTACCTCAGAGACCATGGCATCAAGACTGCCGCGCTGACTCTGGGGTGTGCTGAAGCAACCGTGCATGCCAGGTTGGGCCAGGCCGACCGGGCCATAGAGGATTGGTTGCTGGACCAGGCCCGGATCAAAGACCGGCGCAAGGCTGCTGCCGAGGCCGAGCGACTGCAAGAGCAAAGGCGATGGGATGCAGGAAAGACTTTTACGTCATAGAGACTTTGTGTACATTCCAGCTATCTTGTGATTGGTGTCTGCAGGGTTCCCCTCCACCACGCAGCCCACCACAGGTAACCCGCTTCAGGCAACTGCAGCGGGTTTTTTTATTCCCTCCTGGAGATCCTTATGGCCATGGCTGCTCGTCGTCCTTGCACGCATCCTGGATGCGGTGTGCTGGTGGACGATGGATCGGGTCGGTGCCCAAAGCATCCCAAGGCTCTGTGGGCAAAGCGACCAACCGCTGCCAAGCGGATCACGGGGCGCAAGCTGCAGCAGCTGCGTGCCGAGTTGTTCAAGCGTGAGCCACTGTGCAGGCCTTGCTATCGAGCCGGGCACATCACTCTTGCAACTATGCGCGACCACATCCTGGCACTCGAAGACGGCGGCCTCGATACCGAAGAGAACGTCCAGCCGATCTGCTCCGCGTGCCATGAGAAGAAGTCTGAGGACGAGCGTGCGCGGGGTGTCCGCAGGGTCTGGGCTGGATATCGCGAGTCAACGTCCTGAGGCAGGATTTGTATATAAAAAAACAACATCTTGGTCGCGATTTTGCGCATTGTTGCGAACATGCAACGATTTCGAGCCGCAGGGGGGGTAGGGGGTCAAAAAAGTTCAAAACCGTACCTCTCGGAAACCGACCGCCCCGTGCTTTTTTTGCACGCGCAGGTTTTAGGGGGGTGGGGGGTGTACCTGATGGAGTGACAAATGGGAAAACGTGGACCAGCGGCGAAGCCTGCGGAGTTGAAAGTGCTGGAAGGCAACCGGGGCAAGCGTCCCTTGGCGGTCAACCTTGACAGCACCTTCCGCCCCGAAGCGGGCATGCCCACCGTGCCCAAGGACCTCAGCCCTGGCGCGCGCAAGGTGTGGCGCAGGCTAGGCCAGGAGCTACTGCGCTACAACCTGATCTCGGTGGTGTATTCCGACATCTTTGAGGAGCTGTGCGAAACGGTCTCGGATGTGAAGGAATTGCGCCACTCCATGCGCGCCAGGCAGGCCCTGTTTCGCTCGCAAGGAAAAGATCCGATGGAGGCCTTTGAGGTCACCAGCCCTAACGGTCTGCCCATGCAGCATCCGCGCTACCAGATCCTCAAGAGCGAGCGCCAGATGATGTTGTCGCTCCTGGCCAAGTTCGGCCTGTCGCCTGCAGAGCAGGCCAATGTCACCACCGCCATCCGTGCGCAGCTCATGCTGTTTGAAGGGGATGCCGGAAAAAGTGAAACCAACCCTGCTACGCCAGCCAATGGATCTGCAGCACCCAGGGGATTTAACGACTTTGATTAACCGCCATGCCACGTCCCCATGCCGAATACTTCGAGCGCGCCAAGGCTTATGCCAGGCGCGTGACGGCTGGGGAGGAGGTCGCGGGTAAGTACGAGCGCTTGGCGTGCCGCCGCTTTCTGCGAGACCTGGAGCGCCAGGGCACAGCTGATTTCCCATTTGTGTTCGATGTGCGCAAGGGTGGTCGCGAGTGCCAGTTCCAAGAGCTGCTTTGCCACATCAAAGGCGAGTGGGCCAAGCCAGTCTACGAAGACGGCATGGTGCGATATGCCAAGATCCATCTGGAAGATTGGCAGATCTTCTGCGAGATCCAGCTCTTCGGTTGGGTGCACCAGGACACAGGTCTGCGGCGCTTCCGTCGCAGCTATGAAGAGGTGGCTCGCAAGAATGCGAAGAGCACGCGTGCCGCCGCCCGTTGCCTGTACCTTGCCTTCGCAGATGATGAGCCAGGCGCTCAGGTCTACAGTGCAGCGACTACCGGCGAGCAGGCTCGGGAGGTATTCGACACCGCACGCGAGATGGTGCTGCGCGACAGCGAGTTCCGGGATCGCTTCGGTGTCACGGTGGGCCGCCACGATATCACTTGCCCAGCCAATGCCAGCAGCTTCAAAATCCTCAATGCTGAGGCCAGCACGCAGGACGGTTTGAACGTCCACGGCGCTGCAGTGGATGAGGTGCACGCTCACAAGAAGCGTGACCTCTGGGATGTGATCGAGTCCGCTGACGGGGCGCGTAGCCAGCCTCTGATATCGGCCATCACTACGGCAGGCAAGGATACGGGCGGGATCTGTTTCGAGCTGCGAAGCTACACCATCAAGGTGCTGGAAGGTACGCACGTTGATGAGACCTGGTTCGGGATCATTTACACCATTGATGATGGAGACGATTGGAAGGACCCTAAGGTCTGGCGCAAGGCCAATCCCAACCTTGGGATCAGCGCCAAGCTCGACAAGCTCGAAGCCACGCGCACCAAAGCGCTTGCGACCCCGAGCAGCCGGGGCAATTTCCTGACTAAGCACCTGAACGTCTGGACCAATGCCGGTACCAACTGGATGGACATGGAGGCCTGGCACGCTTGTGCAGATCCAAGCCTGCGTGCTGTGACCCTGGGCACATCCAATGCTTTCGCCAATGTCGCTGCTTGGGATGGCGTCGACCTGGCTGAGAAAAACGACTTCGCGGCCAAAGTAAAGGTGTTCCAGCGCGACGGCATTTGGCATGTGTGCACACGTCTGTACTACAACGAAGCGGCAGCCAAAGAGAGCAAGACAGCCCAGCTAGCAGGATGGATCGAGGAAGGCTGGGTCGAGGTTAGTCCAGGCAATCTGACCGACTTCGACATGGTGACTGCCGATCTCAAGAAGGATCGTGAGATGCACGACCTGCAGGAGGTTGGCTACGACCCAGCCTTGTCGAGCTATTGGGCCAGGCAGTGCATTGACGACGGCTTACCCATGGTCGAGATCTCACAGCGCAGCATGTTCTTCACGCAGCCGCTGCAAGAGATTGAGGCACTGGTGCTGGCCGGGAAGCTGAAGCATGACGGCAACCCAGTCATGAGCTGGATGGTGGGCAACCTGGTGGTGCTCACCAGCAAATTCAACGAGCTGAAAAGCCCGACCAAGAACCGCAAGGAAGACAAGATCGACGGAGCTATCGCGTTGCTGATAGCCCTCGGTCGTGCCTTGGCCCTGGCAGTCCCTGACCCTAAAGCCGAGAAGGCCCAGAAGACGAAAGCATTCTGGGAGTCCTTGGCGGAAGAGACCACATGAACATCATCCGTCGCTCTATCCTGCACGCTGCTGGCTGGGCGCTCAAGGGCACCGAGCTCTCGCTGACCGACCCCAAGGGCTGGCCCAGCCTGGGCATCGGTCGCACCTGGGCTAACGTCAACGTGACCGACACCACGCAGCTGCAGATCACTACTGCCTGGTCAGCCATCCGGCTGATCGCAGAAACGGTGGGTACGCTTCCCCTGCATCTCTACAGGACAACGTCTAAGGGAAGGGAACGTGCCAAGGACGATCCTCGCTATGCACTGGTGCGCTGGCAGCCGTGTGAGTACATGACCGCTCCCGAATGGAAGGAGGCCATGGTTGTCAGCCTGGCAACCATGGGCCAGGCCTACAACCCAGTAACACGGTTTGGCACAACCGGCCGCATCGTTGACATTCAGCCCGTCCACAAGAGCCGAGTGCGGCCGGAGATTAAGCAGGACGGCACCATCATCTACTGGCTCACCACACGCAACGGCCAGCGCACCCAACTGACCAGGCGTGATGTGGTGCCGATCCGAGGCTTCGGCGGCGTGGGTCAGCTGGAAGGCTTTGCACCCCACCAGATCCACGGCAACAGCCTGGGACTGTCGGTGGCCTTAGAGAAGTACGCGGCAGAGTTCTTTGGTAGCGGTGGTCAGCCACTGGGCATCATCACCGGAGACTATGACCCCGGCGAGACTGGGCGAGACCAGATGCGCAACAGCGTTGCGAAGTACATCAGGGAATCGCGAGAGAAGGGTATGCCGCCATATTTCCCGGATGGCACCAAGTACACGCCCATCAGTACGCCCAACAACGAATCGCAATTCATTGAAGCGCGCAAGCTGCAGATCGCGGAGGTCGCTCGCATCTACCGGGTGCCGCTGCACATGCTGATGGAGACGGACAAGGCCAGCTACAACAACACCGAGCAGGCCAACAAGCACTTTCTCGACTACACGTTGCTGGCCTACCTGACGCGCATTGAGGCCTCGCTCAATAGTTGCCTGCTCGATCCCGGGGAGCGCAGCTCGGGCATGTATTTCGAGTTCGACACCAACAACCTGTTGCGAGGTGACAGCTCGGCGCGTGCAGACCAATACCTGAAGTTGCGCCAAGCAGCAGCCATCACCGGTAACGAGATCCGCGCACGGGAAAACCTGCCGCTGATCGAGGGTGGCGATGAGCTGTATGCGCCGCTGAACATGGCGCCCGTGGATCTGTTGCGGGAGCATTTCAAACCAGACCAAGGAGCCCAATGATGGATCGAATCATTGCCCCCATCGAGATCAAGGACGCCAAGGCAGACGGCACTTTTACCGGCTATGCCGCAGTCTTCAACAACGTGGACCTGGGCCACGACGTAATCCTGCCAGGTGCCTTTACCAGCGTGAAGACAACGCGGGATGGCCAGGTGCGCATCGCCATGAACCACGACCTCAAAAAGCTCGCGGGCAAGGCCACCTTTTCACAAGATGACCATGGCTTACGCGTAGAAGGTCAGCTGACCCTCGGCGTCGGCTATGTGCGCGATGCCTATGAGCTGATGAAGGCAGGTGTGCTGGATGGCCTGAGCGTTGGCTTTGACATCCCGCCTGGTGGCTCCACCTGGGAGGAGCGTGACAACGACTATGTCCGAATCATCAAAGAGGCTGAGCTCTGGGAGTTCAGCCTGGTGCCCTTCGGTATGAATCCAGAAGCCTTGATCGAAACGGTCAAGGCTTTTCACATTCGAGATTTCGAGGCGCAGCTGCGTGGCCTCGGATACAGCCAGCGGGAGGCCAAGGCATTGGCGTCTGGCGGCTTCAAGTCGCTGCCCCATCGTGACGATGGTGCAGACAGCGTGACGCTGGCAGACGAACTGCAAACCCTCACGCATGCATTCAACTGGAAATAAAGACTATGACCAAAACTCGCAAGTACCTGACGATGGCCTTTCTGGGTGCCATCTGCGTGGCGGCCGCATCAGCTGCTGTAGGCATGCCGATCATCCCTCATGATGTGTGGGCTCAGCTGGCAATTGCTGGCGGCATGCCACTGGCCCTCACGGGCGAAGTAGGCGGTGATGTTCGCAAGACGCTGGAGCAGCTGAACGACGTGGCGAAGGCCGCCAAGCAGGCTGTAGAAGATGTGCGCAAATCGCACACCGAGCTGGACGGCCGGGTGGAAAAGATCCATCAGGAATTGAAGGACGGCAAAGCCGATGCTGTGACCAAGGCGGCGTTCCAGGACGCCGTGGACAAGGTTGATCGCTCCGAAAAGGCGTTGGCCAAGCTCAACGACGAAGTTACCGAGCTGGCTCGCAAGTCAGCCAACCTGCTGGGTGGCGGTGATCAGCGTAAGAGCCTGGGCCAGCAGGCAGCAGCGTCCGAAGTGTGCAAAACCTATCGCGGTGGCCATGCCGAACTGGTGACCATGAATGGCCCATTGTTTGGCAAAGCAGCCGTCACCAGCGGGGCAGCCAGCGCAGGGGTGCTGATCCAGCCGCACCAGGCGGGCATCATCACCGGCCCTGAGCAGCCTCTGACTGTGCGGGATCTTTTCCAGATCGTCAGCATCAGCAGCAACGCCGTTGAGTGGGTGCAGGAAAAACTCTATACCAACAACGCCGGGCCGCAAAACGGTGAAGGTACTGCAAAGAATGAATCTGGCCTGACTTTTGAAAAGAAGACGAGCCCGGTTGAAGTCATTGCACACTGGATTCCAGCGAGCCGCCAGGTTCTGTCGGATGCGCCCCAGTTGGCTGGCATCATTGATGGACGCCTGCTGTTTGGCCTCAAGCTCAAGGAAGACTCCGGCCTGTTGTATGGCGATGGCACGGACGGTAACCTGCTGGGCGCTATGCCTCAAGCTGTGGCCTACAACCCAGCTGGTATGCCAGTGGTTGGTGCCAACATGCCAGCCCACACTGCCATCGACCATCTGCGTTGGGGCTTCCTGCAAGTAGCCAAGGCCATGTATCCCGCTACCTTCTCGGTCCTGAGCCTGGAGGACTGGGCAAAGATCCAGATGATGAAAACCACCGATGGTGCCTACATCTTCGGCACGCCGACCGACGGCGCAGCACCACGGATCTGGGGCAAGCAGGTAGTGGAGTCCTATGGCATGGCCGCTGACGACTTCCTGGTGGGCTCCGGCTTTGCTGCCACCGTTTATGACCGCGAAGAAGCCACGGTGCGGGTCGCTGAGCAGCACGCCGACTTCTTCATCAAGAACATGGTTGCCATCTTGGCTGAAGAGCGCCTGGCCTTCACGGTCGAGCGTCCCTCTGCATTGGTGGCGGGCAAGTTCCCTGACTAAGCATCCTGGGCATTGAGCGCAACACAAAGGGCCTACCGGCATCGGCCGGTAGGCCTTTCTTTTTGGAGATGACGATGGAAATCGCGAAACCCTTTGACCGTCGAGGCATTCGCTACAACCCCGGTGATCCACTGCCGGAGGGACTGGACAAGACAACCTTGGATTTTTATAAGCGCCACGGCATGGTGCGGGAGCCTATGGACAAGCAGGCCAAGCCTACGGAACGCAAGCCCGCTAGCCCGCGCCAGACCCGGCAGCCGAGCCCAACGCAAACCAAGCCAACAGGCCCAACCAACGACCAGGTCCTTACCGGCCCAGTCTTGACAAAGGATGCAGCCGAGACGGGCCAGTCTGCTCTGCTTCCAACCGGCGGAGACCAAGGCACGGCTGGTGGTCCATCTGATCCAGAAAAAACTGGTGATGACGGCGCTCAGACCGGCACCTCGACTTCCCCGGACCCAGGGGCCAACTAGCCATGGACCAGGTGAAGCCAACCAAGGATCAGGCGCTGCTGCGCCTGCGCCTGGATGACAGCCTGGCCGACGACGTGGCCGACGCCATCGAGCAGGCCTTTGCCTTGACTGAAAAGTACCTCGATGGCCCACTGTTTGTCAGTGCGCAGGCCGCTGTAGACAGTGGCAATCCAAAGGCCATTGTGTGTACGGCTGACATCATTGCCGCGCAGCTGCTACTGGTCGATTCGCTCTGTGGCCCCAACACCGTGGCCGACCAGGCCGCCAAACGGCAGGCCGCTTACGAGATGCTGCGTATCCGGCGCAATCAGGGGGTGTAGCCATGCACAGTCAGGAGCTGGACAAACTGATCTCATTCGAGCACCTGGTGGTCACCAAAGGTTCAAGCGGTGGCATGAAGCAGAACTGGCTGCCGCTATACCCCAGGGTGTTCGCGCGCGTGAGCCACGAATCGGGCTCGGTGGGTGACGCAACGACACAGGGGGGCTCAGTCTCCACTGCAATCACGAAGTTTCGTGTGCATGCCCGCGAGGGCTTGGATGATCCCGTATCCCTGCGGATCAAGTTCAAGGACAAGCTCTACCAGGTCACTCACATCAATCCCATTAATGAGCGTGGTGAATGGCTGATGATCACCGCCACAACGGGGAAAGACCATGGCTAAAACCGAAATCCTCGGCATCACCCAGCTCAAGGCAGTCTTCAAAGAAGCCAAGGCCGACAGCCCGCGCCTGGCGCGCCGGTCAGTTGTCGCGGGCGGCCGCATCCTCAAGCAAGAGGCTGCAGCCATCGCTCGGGCCAATGGCAGCGTGCGCACGGGTGTGATGGTCGAGAACATCGCCATCAAGCGCGAGAGCAAGGCCGGGCCAGACCGTGAGCAGTACCACTTGGGTGTGCGCCATGGCCGGGACCAAGCGCGCAAGGTGCGCAATGCGGGCAAGAGGCGACTGGCTGTCAATGCTGACGGCCGCGTCAAATCCGTCCGCGACAACGATCCCTTCTATTGGCGCTGGGTTGAGCTGGGCCATAAGACGGTCTCGCGCCGCAGCAACACGGCAAACGGTCGCAGATCCATCCGCAAGCGCCGGGCGCAGTCAGGTGGCTGGGTGAAAGCCAGGCCTTTTATTGGTCCGGCACTGGAGCGCAAACGATCCGATGTGCTTGTGGCCATGACGCAGGCCGCTGCCCGTGAGCTCGCCAAGCTGAGAAAGTAGATATGGCTTCGATTCACGAAATGATCACCGCTGCACTGGCTTCCATTCCCAACGTCTGGGCCGTGGAGCTGCCACCTAAGCCAGCTTTCCCCGCCATGGTCTTCGATGTGGAGACCGAGCAGGAGCGAGGCTGGGTGATCAACGGTGGCTATGACCAGCACGATGTGCAGGTGGTCGTCATCGCTGACACCTTGGAGCAGCTCGATGTGCTATTGCCAACAGGTCCTGGTGCAGCTGGCGATGGCGGCCCTATCCGCGCTGCCCTGGAGGCCATGGACAGCTACCAGTTCGAGGACAGCTGCGGCGATGCGGACTATGAGCCTGATCCTCGTAAATATGCGCGGCACCTGACTGTGCGCCTGCGTACCCCGCGTTTCTAACCCCTGGAGTCGATATGAAAAAGACCGATGCGATTTCTGAGTCGCAGGGCGCAGTGCACACGTCTGCACAGCCTGCCGATGCTGCCAAAGCTGGCAAGCCCACCAAACCTAGCCACCACCAGCCCACCAAGTTGCCGCCTCGCGATGAGCACAGCGGCAAGGGCGGGCGCTTTGTGCGCGACCCAGTTTCTGGTGTGCGCACGCCCCTCTCCGAGTAAGCAAGGCAGATCCACCGAAAGGAAATACCACTATGGCAAAGTCCATGAAAAAGATGCTCCTGCTCGTCGCTCTGCAGTCTGCTGCAGGCGCGGAAGCGGTCCCGGTGCCAGGCACCAATGCCATCCTGGCGCGCGGCGTGACGCCCGAGCCCATCGTGGCGGATAAAGTGCAGCGTCAGCTTATCCGTCCATACAAGGGCAACAGCGGTGGCATGTCGACCGGCGTACACCGCAAAATCTCGTTTGAGATTGAACTCGCAGGTTCAGGCACTGCAGGAGAAGCACCGGCCTACGGGCCCTGCCTGATTGCCAGCGGCTTCTCTGAAACAGTGACCGCAGGTACCGATGTCACCTACAACCTGACGGGGGATGACCGGTATCTGACCATTTATGTCTACCTGGATGGCACCTTGTTCAAGATGACTGATTCCTTGGGCACGGTCAGTCTCGAACTCAATGCAAAAAGCATTCCGGTGATGAAGTACGAGTTTCTGGGCCGCTACCACAAGGCCGAAGAAGTCGCGATGCCTGCCGACCTGGATGTCAATTACGAGGCCTTCATGCAGCCCGAAGTGGTGGGCCGGACCACTACGCCTACGCTGACCATCCACGGCCATGCGGGATGCACTAGCCAATTCAGCATCAACCTCGCTAACCAGTTGGCCTGGCGTGAACTGATCAACTGCTCCGGGCCTCGCAGCCCTGACCGACAGCCGACCGGCCAGATTGTGATGGAGATGCCCAAGGTGTCCACCATCGACTGGGCAGATGTCGTGGTCAAGGGCCAGAAGGGGCCTCTGAACGTGGTGCATGGCATCACGGCAGGCAACATCGTGGAGCTGCAAATGCCAGCAGTCCAGCCTGACGCTCCTACGATCCAGGACGAGGAAGGCGACGCCATGATCTCCATGGCATTTGACATCAACCCCGTTCAGGGCAATGACGAGCTGACCATCATCGTTCGCTGAGCCCAGTACTTCGTACTAACCACGCAGGCCACCCAAACGGGTGGCCTGATCATTTTCTAGATTCCATCAGGAGAGATAAACATGGCATTCGCCCTCGCTCAAACCGAAACCTTCAAATCCACCGTCAAGGTCAACGTCAAGACCAAAAGCGGCACCTGGCGTGAGGAAACTTTTATCGCCACATTTAAGCGCATGAATGAGGATGGCCGCGAGCGTTTGGCTGGTATGAAGAACATCGAACTGCTTCGCGAAGTGTTCTTGGGCTGGGAAGGCATGACCGTCAGCGAAGACGACAAAACGCCGGTGCCCTTCACTCCCGAGAATTTTGAAGCATTCCTGCAGCTGAGCGGTGCTGTGCGCGAAGCAGCCGTGCAGTTCATGAATGACAACTTCAACGTCAAGGAATCTCGCGCAAAAAACTAAAGGAAGCCGCACGCTGGTGGGTGGGCCTGCGCCCACCCAAGGTAGATGACTGGGAGCCAGACGAATCGATCCTTGAAGGCATGCGCCTTTTGGGCGCCTCCGATGCCAAGATCGCGGCCGTTCAGGAATCTATCGAGCGCAAGCGTGCGGCGCGTTCATCTCAGAGCGATTGCTGCGAAGTCTGGAAATGCAACTGGCCGGTGGTGATGGCCTTCCTTGACGTTGCCACGCAATGGATGCGAGCAGGCCTTGATGGCCGGATCACGGGCCTTCATTACGGCAATGTCCTGATCTGGATCGATCACCACTACCCACGCCGTAGACGGCGGGAAATTTTCGAGGGTCTCCAGGTCATGGAGCGTGCAGCACTAGATGCGCTGGACGAATTGCCCAAGAAACCCAAATCTGAGAAATGAGGTAACCCATGTCAGCACTTGGCTCTCTCGTGGTCCAGCTGGCGATGGACTATGCCCAGTACCAATCCGGCTGGGATAAGACCGAGCAGGATACGCTCGCCCGCACCAAGCGTATTCAAGACGCGGTGGATGGCGTCAAGTCCACCGCTTCGCAATTTGCGGTGGGCATCGGTGCATCCATCGCAGCCGTGTTCTCGGTATCTGCGATGAAAAGCATGATCGACGGCATCACCGCTTCTCAGGTTGAGCTCAAGAAGCTGAGCGAGACAGCTGGTGTCTCGGCTGAGAAGCTCTCGGGGATGGTCCACATCGCGAAGGCTTCCGGTACCGAAGCCGACCAGTTGGCTGACAGCATGAATCAGCTGACCCAGAAGATGGTAGAGACCAAGAAGGAAAGCGATCCTGCAGCTGTGGCGCTGCAAAAGATCGGCATCAGCTTTAAGGAGTTCCGAGACCTCACGCCTGATGAGCAGTTCCTGACACTGGCTAAATCCTTGGACAAGTTCGAGGATGGTGCAGGCAAGTCAGCAGCCATCATGGCGATCATGGGTGAAGAGGGAGCCAAGCTCTTGCCCTTCATGAAGGACCTGGCCGCTGCGGGCGAGATTCAAGCCAAGGTGACCGCAGAGCAGATCGAGGAGTCTGACCGGTACCAGCGAGCCCTTCAGGCCTCCCAGGCGAGCAATGATGCGCTCAAGACCGAAGTGGTCAACGGGATGGTGCCCGCTTTGAATTTGGCAACCCGCGCATACAACCAGGTCATCAATTCAACAGGTGGCGTGCGCGACGAAGCACGCAACCTGGCTGCAGACGGCAGCATCAAAGACTGGACCATGACAGCGGTCAAGGCATTGAGCTATGTGATCGATGCGGGCCAGTATGTATGGCGAACCTTCCAAAGTATTGGTAAAGGCCTGGGTGGTCTCGCAGCGTCTGCTGTGGCAGTAGCAGATGGTGACTTCAAGGGTGCCTTCAACATCCTGCAGATGTCCGGGCAGGACATGATCGACGCCTTCAAGGGGGAGACTTGGGGGGAGAAGTTCCGAACTGCTATCGATCAACTGGCCACATCGACAAACAATGCAGCAGGGGCTACGCAAAAGCAAACCCTGGCTGTCAAGGATTTCGTGGAAGCCAGCGATGAAGGGGCCAAGGCCGCCGATCGTGAAGCGCAGGCCTACTTGGCCACCATGGGGGCTATTGACCAGAAGATTGCGGCTGTCACTCAGGAGGCGGTATTGGGCCGCCAGCTGACGGAATCGGAGAAGGAGTTGATCAAGGTAACGCAGGCCCAGCTCGACCCTAAGAAGAAGCTGACGGAGCAGCACTTTGCTGCTGTCAAGGCACGCATTGCCGAATGGAGCGAGATCGAGAAGACAACTGCTGCAACCAAGTTGGAGCAAGCCGCATTGGAGGCTGCGAGCCAGCAACGGGCCAAGTATGTCAGCGAGATGCAGAGTGCGACCAACGCATTGGCCGATGGCAACAAATCGCTGCTGGCGGAAATTGAGCTCATCGGTAAGAACGATGCGCAGCGCTTGGTCATCCTTAAAACCCGCAACCTGGAAACCATCGCCATCAAAGAGGCGCATGCCGCTGAATTGGCGCGTGAGGCCGATGCGTCCGGCACGATGTCGCGTGAGCTGGCGAACCTGCAGACCGACATTGATTTGCTGCGGGAACGCAACGGACTGCTCGATACCCAATACATCGCCCAGGGTGCAGCAAAGGCAGCCGATGCTACGCAGTCGGCATGGAAGTCTCTGTATGACAATGTCAGCGGCTCTCTCACTGATGCTCTGATGAATGGGGGTATGAACGCCAAAGACTACCTCAAGGGCATGCTGCGCAGTTTGTTCGTGCAGCCCTTTGTGATGAACATCGTTGGCAACTTGATGGGCATCGGCGGAGGTGGGGCCGGTGGGGTAGGCGGCGCAGGTGCATCTGGTGGTGGTGGATTCATGGGAATGCTGAGCAACGCCTCAACGCTGTATAGCGTTTTTGGCAGTGGTTTGGCAGCCACCTTGGGTTCAACCTTCGCGACAGCGGGCACGCTCTTTGGGTCCAGTGCGCTGACTGCTTTTGGCGCGGGCATGCAGGGCTCGACGCTTGCAGCTGGTTTGATGGGACCTACCACCATTGGTGCAGGCGGCGCCATGGGCGCAGGGGCTAGCTTTGGCAGCATGCTGGGTGCCATTCCCGGTTGGGGCTGGGCTGCCCTGGGCATCGGCGCGCTGTTTGGTGGCGACATCATCAGTGGCCTTTTTGGGCGCAAGCTCAAAGACACCGGCATCGAGGGCAAGTTTGGCGGCGAAACAGGCTTTGAAGGAAACAGCTACAAGTACTACAAAGGGGGGCTATTCCGCAGCAACAAGACTACCCGCGAAAAGCTGGACGAAGAAACGCGCTCGGCCTTTGCTGACCAGTTCTTCGAGATGGATAAGTCCATCCGTGAGATGGGTGAGACCTTAGGGCTTGGCACTGATGCGCTGGATGGCTTTACCTATGACTTCAAGGTCAGTCTCAAGGGATTGAGTGATGAAGAAGCGCTGGCGAAGCTCCAAGAGGTGTTTGGTGAGGCCGCTAACAAGATGGCCGAGCTGGTATTGGCAACGGACGAGTACGCCCAAGGCGATGAGAATCGGCTTGAAACTTTGACGCGCTTGTCTGCCAGCTTGACCGTTGTCAACAGCCTTTTTGAGACACTTGGGGCGACACTTCTGGATGCGTCTCTCGCGAGCGGCGATTGGGCCAGCAGCCTGATCGAAGCAGCGGGAGGAGTTGAGCAGCTGATGCAGTCTGCAGCCACTTTCTATGACCTGTATTACTCCACCTCCGAAAAGCGAGAGCGTATTGCGGAGGTGGCCAATCAAGGGATGGAAAGCAAGGACCTTGATCTGCGAGTGGGGGATGTGGACGCCAAAGCCAAATATCGCGCTCTGGTAGACAAGGCAATTGCGGAAAAAGATGAAGCGATGCTCGCCTGGTTGCTTCAGTTCGCAGACGAGTTTGCCGCAGGCGTTGATGCCGTGACTGCGACGCTGGAGGACTCTACCAACGAAATGGTGGAGATCATGAAGCAGCAGATTGAAGAAGCGAATCGGGTGCGGGAGGAAACCCTCTCAACGCTCGGGCTGTCCATGGATGGCTTGGTCGACGGCTTTATCAATGAGGTAAACGAAGGCAGAGGAGCGCAAGCAGGGGAATGGCTGGCCGACAGCATAGCCGTGGGCTTTGAGCAGGCTATCTATCGTCAAGCAGTGACCCAGATCCTGACAGCCATCATTGACGGGGTCATCACGCCAGTAGTGACTGCGGCGATGGCGGGATCATCAGTGTCAGGGTTAGTCAGCGGGGCGGCCATCGAGACAATGGTTGCGAATGCCAAGGCGGCAGCTGCAGCACTAAAAACGCTGCTGAACGACCCGGCGTTCAAGGCGATGCTCGATGAGACCATTGACTTCATGCGCGATCTCGGCAACGACCTCGGTTCGGTGATTCCGCCAATGTCCACCTACACACCGGCTGTTCAGCAAGTCACAAAGGCCTATGAGTCTTCCACTAAAGCGGCAGACTCCGCAGCGGATGCGGCCAAGAAGCTGGCAGATCAATGGCGCAAAACCATTGATTCCATGCTGGGTGAGATGGAGCGGCTGCGGGGCGAACTACTGGGTGCGGCCGATGACCAAGGGGCGTCTTATTACGAGGCCTTGTTTGCTATCAAGACCGCCCAGGCGCGCGCTGGTGATCAAGATGCAGCTGATGAGCTGCCCGAGATCATTCGCAACCTGGAGGATCTGGCCAAGGCAAGCGCATCGTCGCAGGCAGAGGTCTACCTTAAGCAGGCCGAGTGGCTGGCATCGCTGACCGAGACGCGTAGCTACCTGGCTGGCAAGTACGGTGTCGATATCGAAAACCAGCAGGTTGCGCAGGCAGCGGCAACGACTGCAGGGGCGGTTGTCAAATCGACTGGTAGTAATGCTTTGCCAGGCTCGCTGCAGTCGTCCAGCGACAACCAGCTGCTGCTGACCGAGCTGCGAGCATTGCGCGTGGCCTTGCAGAACCATGACGCCAATCGCAAGTCTGAGGCCGCCGCCATCGTTCCATCTGTGCAGCAGACGACCAAGCTGCTGCGCAAGTGGGACTACGACGGTATTCCAGTAACAAGAGAAGAGGAGGTAAAAGCATGACAGGTTTGAGAACTGTCAGCCCGCTGGATATCTCAGACAGCGTGTTGATTGCGCAGCCGCCTTTGGAGGATGCCGCGGTTGCTTGGGTGGCGGGCGCTTGGCCGAAAGGCTCAAGAGTCCGCTACCAGCACCAGGTCTACCAGGCAGGGGCAGATATCAACGATGCAACGGCGCCGCCAGATAACCCGACCATTTGGATCAAAGTAGGGCCCACCAATACGTGGGCCCTTTTCAATGGGCGCACGTCGCAAAGCTCCAAGTTCAATGCGACCGCATCCTACCGTTTCAGGTTTGGGCGTGCGGTGGATGCTGTGTCTGCCATTGGTCTTGTGGATGTGCAATCGGTTCGAGTTCGCGTTGTAGACCCGACCTTTGGAGCGGTCTACGACACAGCCCTAACAGTTGGCCTGGCTCCTGCTGCCGCTGATTGGTGGGAGTGGCATTTTGGGCAATGGACGCCAACGGGTGCGCTTGGCCTTTTTACGGGGTTGCCCGCCTATCCGCAGGCTGATGTGCTGGTGGACTTCATTGGCACCACCCAAATGGAAGTGGGCAACCTCATCCTCGGTAACGCCAGCGAGTGGGGCATAGGCGTTGATCTGGGCGCATCGGTCGGGATCCAGGACTTTTCCAAGAAGACTTTGGATGAGTTTGGCAATCGTGTTTTGGTAGAGCGAACCTACATCGGCTGGGCGGATATGTCAGTGCCAATCAGTCGTGCAGAAGTTACACCCATCAGCCGCTACATGGCCCAAAACCGGGCTAAGCCGATTCTCTTTCTTGGCTCCGAAGACATCGAGGCCCTGAACATTTTTGGCATTGCCAAGGACTGGTCGGTCACCATCGAGTACTCACAGTACTCGCTATTTGCAATTCAACTTGAGGAGGTGTGATGCCTTTAGTAGTTCCAACACCTGTGCCGCCATATCCTCCAGCGCCGCAGCCCACAGATGACCGGGTCACTTTCAGCACCAAGGCATTCTCGCTGGCGGCTTCCTATGAGCCGCAGCGACTGGCATTCAATGTTGCGCTGGACCAGGTTTATACCAATGCCCAATGGGCACAGGCCAAGGCGCTGGATGCCCAAAATGCTGCCATTGCAGCGGGACAGTTTGCCAGCGCAGCAAATACTAGCCGTCTGGCCGCCGACGAAGCTGTCCAGGATGTGCGCGATGCAATGGCCGCAATCCAAGCCGGGCCGGTTGCCTCAGTGATGGGGCGCACCGGGGTTGTGACTGGCTTGGTTGAGACCAGTATCGGAGTAACCAGGAACAAGTCGCAGCTGATGGCGAATGCGCCCATCGGGCAATGGGCCGCATTCAGCGACACCACTGGTGTTGGTGCGGACTGGCCGCCAGGGCACCCAACCGTCAATTGGTGGAATGTCCTGACATATGGCACTTCAATTGCTGTGGGGCGTGTTACCCAGCGAGCTTCGCAAGTGCTGAACACCGGTTACCAAGGCTGGATATACGAGCGACAGCTTCACGATGCGACGTGGGGGCCATGGCAGCGCGTGTTAGGTGACAGGTCCATCATTGAGAAGCGTGTCATTGTTGATGCGAGATCAGCAACCACTGCTATCGATCAGAAAAACGGATCGATTCAAACAGTAGTTCTGTATCAAAACACCAGCATCCAGATGCCGGTGCCCAGAGACATCGGCGACCAGCTCACCATTGAAATCTTGCCCACTGGCGCTTTCACCGCGAGTTTCTCGGGGGTGCCAATTCGTTTGCCTGTAGGTGCGGTAATGCCGACTGTATCGGCCTGGCAGCGCCTGATGCTCACTTGCATTCCTCGGTATGACATTGGTGTTTGGGACATGTTCATTGCAGGGGTGCATGAATCATGATGATGCGCAACCTCTTAATGAGCGGCGGCAGCACGTCGATCACCATTGCAGCCACTGTGCGTAGCCCAGACATTGCTGCCTTGGCCCGTGAGCGTGGCTGGAATGGCTACAGCCCGATCATCTGCACGATCAATTCAGGGGTCGATGTAGCCACGCTCAGTATCTCGGGAATCCCTCACGACTGCCTGACCATCCGCAATCCTGGTGGCCGCATTGGTGGCGTCCTCAACGGCGGCACCGCGATTTACACACGCACCCGCATTCGCATCGACAACACCGGTGGAACGATATTTGGCGGAGGCGGGCTTGGCGGCGGTGGCGGGTCATACCTTATCCAAAATCCCAATTCATCGAGCTACCGGGCATCGGGCGGGGGCGGTTCGGGCGGCAACGGTGCCGGGTTCAGTTCTTCAGGTGCCGTGACCATGATAAACGCGCAATCGGGGTCTAGCGGCGGCTCTCAACAGCTGAGCGGGCCATCAACAGGCGCTCTGGGTACGTCTTACGGCGGCAGAGGTGGCAACGGCGGCACCATCGGTCAGGCAGGGTCAATTGGCTTTGACGGCAGTGCGAGTGGGAACTACACCTTGATTCAGGTCTACCAGCCCAGTCAGGGACAGCCCGCAGGCCTTTACGTCGACGGAGCTAGCTTCATCACCTGGATCGCTGAAGGCACCCGAATGGGTAACGCAGCAAACTGAGGATCGACATGTATATCGACACAACGACCAATGAATGGGGTCTGACCCAAGCTGCAATCATGCAGCGCCACCCTCTGACAGTTTTCCCTGATCCATTCGCCCCGCTCGAGCAATACGCGCTGGTGACGGATCAGCCACAACCTGCTTTTGATGCGACCACCCACAAAGCGGTTGAGCTGGCCCCTCTGGAGAATGAGGACGGCTACCTGCAGCAGTGGGAAGTCGTCTCGTTGGATGAAGCCGAGCTGGCCCAGTTGGAGGCCGAGCGCCTGGCGGCCGAGAAAGCGGCCCGGGATGCAGCGCGGATCACTATTTCCCGCACGCAAGGTCTGATCTACATCTTCCGAAACCTGCGAGTAACTGAGGCGGATGTAGAGGCTCTGATTGCGGGCATGACTGATGAGGATGCGAAGTACGAGGCGGGCTTGTATTTCCGCGCTGCAACGTGGGACAGTGACAACCCCCATGTGCTGATGTTTGGCGCTGGCATTGGCCTGGATACCCCGGCCAAACTGGAGGATGCATTCCGCGCAGCCCAGGCACTGTAGCAGCGGTGGCCAGCGCCATTGATATGGCGCTCACACCAAAAAAGACGGGGCGACCTGGTGCAGTGCTGTCACACCGCACCAGGACCCATTCCCGCAGATCAAGCCTGCAAGTCCGGCCAGGGCCACGCCACTCTCGCGAGAGCGGCGATAGTCTAACCGGAGTTTCATTTACCGAAACTTCCTTGCAATGAACGACATCCGATGCGGCAGCTGCGGCCGCAAATTAGGGGAGGGGGTTTACTCCCTCCTGAATATCAAGTGCCCCCGCTGTGGGGCTTTGAACTGTTTGAGGGCAGCTAGCCCCACACCAGAGCGCCACAGAGTGCCATTGACGGAGGCCAACAATGGCAACCCCAATCGTGCCCTGGATCGGCGGTAAACGCCGCTTGGTCGATCTACTTCTAAAACGCTTTCCCCCGCACAGTTGCTATGTCGAGGTCTTCGCGGGCGGTGCCGCTGTGTTCTTTGCCCGTGCGCCTGCTGATGTCGAGGTGCTCAACGATGTCAACGGCGACCTGGTCAACCTCTACCGCGTGGTGACCCACCACCTGGAAGAGTTTGTGCGCCAGTTCAAATGGGCGCTCTCCAGCCGCCAGGTGTTCAAGTGGCTGCAGGAGACCAGGCCCGAGACTTTGACGGATGTGCAGCGCGCTGCGCGCTTCTTCTACCTGCAGCAGCATTGCTTTGGTGCCAAGGTGACGGGCCAGAGCTTTGGCACGGCCACCACGGCCCCAGTCGTAAACCTGTTGCGGATCGAGGAGAACCTGTCTGCAGCGCATTTGCGGCTCGCGGCCGGGGTCACCATCGAGCAGCTCGACTGGGCTGCATGCCTGGACCGCTACGACCGGGCGCACAGCCTTTTCTACCTGGACCCGCCTTACTGGCAGACCGAGGGCTATGGCGTGCCGTTTGCCTGGGAGCAATACGAGCTCATGGCGCGCAAGCTGAAAGCCATCAAGGGCAAGGCCGTGCTGAGCATCAATGACCACCCCGACATCCGCGAGTGCTTCAAGGACTTCTCCATGGAATCGCTAAGCATTGACTACACGGTAGGGGGAGGAGGGAGAGCGGTGGAGCGTGGAGAGCTGGTTATCTACAACTGGAATCCCAAGGATGAACCTGCAGGCCTGTTCTAACAGGCCGCTGGCCCCGCCTTGGTTGTGCTCGCTTCGGCGGGCTTTTTATTGTCCGAAAGAGGCGGCATGGACTTCACCCAACTATTTGAAGCCGCCAAGTCACAGCTTGGCTCTGCCCTGGCTCTCGCAGCCGTGGTGACCTACTGGATCTGGCGGGAACGCGGCAAGCAAAAGCTCGAGGACGCGGACAGCGCTGGCAGCGTGCAGGCGATTGACGAGTGGAAGGCAATTGCGCAGGACCTGCGCGAGACCAACCGCGAATTAACCCTGCGCGCCGACTCATTCGCCAAAGAGCGCAACGAGCTGACCGCATCCCTCGGCCAGCTGCAGGGAGAGATCAAGAGCCTGCAACAAACCATCGACAGCCAGGCCCGGCAGATCGAAGCCCAGCGCGGCGAGATCCAGGCACTGCGCGCGGAGGTGCAACAACTGAGGTCACAACGATGAGCAATACCAATTTTGGCGATCTGATTCAGTGCAGCCCTGCAGCCCGCAGCGCCTGGCGCTGGGCCAAATCCATAGGAGCAATGACCGTGATCGTCGGCGTCACCTTCTGGTGCGGTGCCACCACCGGTTACTGGATCGGGGTTGCCAATGAGCGCGAGCGCGGCCAGGCGGAGGTGGGGCGCCTGCAGTCTGCTTACGGCGTGCGCCTGGATCTGCTGACGGGCAAAACCGAGGCTGCAGCTGATTCAGCCCGCACTGCTGCCAACGCAGCTGCAGGCAGCAGCGCAGCGGTCGAACAGGCAGCAAGTGAGGTGCAGGCCGCCGCTCAGCGTGCTCAGCAGGCCGCCAAGACCGCGCAGCGCGCCGCCTCGGGCAAGCATGCCGCGCCTGATGCGCCATAGCCCTCCGTACCCCTTAACCCCATGGCTTCGCCACAGAAATGCGCTACGCGCGCGAGGAGTTCTATCGATGGAATTTGTTATTACCGCTGGTCACAGCAACACCGATCCGGGCGCTGTGGCGCACGGCCACACCGAAGCCGAGATCGCGGTGGATATGCGCAACCTGGTAGCCACTGAGCTGCGGCAGCGCGGTCACCGCGTCTGGACCGATGGCGAGGGCCGCGACAACCAGCCGCTGGCCACCGCCATCAATCTGATCCATCACGGCGCGGTGGCGCTGGAGATTCACCTGAACGCATCGAGCAACCCCCAGGCCACTGGTGTGGAGACGATTGCACTGCCTAAGCACCGGGACCTGGCCCAGCGCATCAGCTTTGCTGTATCGGCCGTTCTGGGCCTGCGGGTGCGCGGCGAGGCGGGTTATATCGACCAGTCGGCCAGCGCTCGCGGCAAGCTGGGATTTGTCACGGCAGGTGGCCTGATTGCAGAGCTTTGCTTCATCAGCAACCAGACCGACCTGGTGCAGCTGCAGAGCAATATGCACCGGGTGGCCAGCGCCATTGCCGAGGTGCTCGCATCATGACGTTGGAGCGCACCATTCTTGCGGCAGCAGGCATCGCGCTTGCAGGCCTGGCGGGCGGGTGGACCTTGCACGCCTGGCGCACAGATAGCCAGCTGCAGGCCAAGGAAACCACCATTGCACAGATCCGGCAGCGTCATGCCGAGCAGCTGGAAGAGCAGGCCACGGCCGCACGCAACGTCCAGCGCCTGGTGCAACGGGCCACCGATCTCAACCAGGCCGCGATTGCGGCCGTCGACACCAAACTATCAGGAGAGAGAGATGCAGAAAAGCTGGAAGCTGATCGCCTGCGCAAGTGCGTTGGCAATGGCACTTGCGGGGTGCGCATCGTCACCAAGCGTGCCGCCTGCGCCGCCGGCGCAAGTGACGGTGGAGGGAGCATCGATGCCGGCACCGGCAGCGTGGGCGATGCAGCCATCGCGCTCGACGGCGATACTGGACTCGCTGTTCTGGATCTCCGAGACAGCGTCAGAGAAGACGCTCGAAAGATCCAATACTTACAGACCTACGCACAACGATGCAGCTTTATCAAAAATCAGAATGACGGATTAGTTTTTGATTAAATTATTGATAGGGGCGATTTCTATAAAACTGTCGGCGGTTGAGGTAATTTTTGCTGTAAGAGAATTACCTGGCTGCCGTATCAATTCTACTTCTGCTTCCGTTAATTTTATGTCAGCTGGAGGAGTTGAAAAATTTTCACCAAAAACAGAAATTTCAACAGGCGGATGTAATGCTTGTATATGATTCCTTTTTTGAGTGCCAATCTGAAGTTTATTTGCGTTCGAATTCATATACATTCCAATGGTCAATTGCACTGACTTGTTGCATTTCCCGTTCAATGCATAAAACTCTCCAAGCTTATATATTTTTTTAACTTCTTCTTCGGGAATAGGTGAGCTGAAATCTACTGTTAGATCTTTATTGGAAAATTGTGCAACAGTTTTTAAATGTGATAAAAAAGTGAGTGTGGTGAATGTTTCTCTAATTAAATTTTCCTTGTCCCAGCTGAAGCAAGGAATATTTAATGTGGGGTGGTTGGGTAGTTCGATATCTATTTTTACCGTGCACGAATTTGCGCATAGTTTCACAAATTTTAAAAGTTTGTCATAGTTGGGGAGTTTGAATAAACTCTTGCCATTCCATGACTGCAAATCTATATTAGCAATTAATTTTAATGGCGGTGAAGTTCGAGCGACAGTTGCTTGGAGCGTCAATAGTTTCTCGAAAAGCTCCCATTTAAATGTGCCGCTTACATCGCCGGCTTGGTGAGTGCACGGTAGTCTTGAGTACTCAATATTGCTATTTCCGTCAACGCTGGTGAGCAGCATGTTTACCTCACCAGTTTTTGCAATCGGCTCAATGACGAATTTTCCGCGTGTAGGCTCATCCAGAATCGACTTTACGGCTGCTGATCCAGAAACGTCCAGTCTTACGTTTTCTAATTTAATAGGGGCTCCGTGATCCCGAAGTTGCTTGAATTGTTTATCAAAATCATCTGGGTCAAATTGGCCATCAATATTAAAATTCAATGCAACGGGTTCTTTAACACTTCCTACTGTATATGAAGTGATACCGTCATTGTAAGATGTAGATATGTCTAATCTTGGGTCTAAGTCGTGTAGCAGTTCCTTTATGCCAAGGTGAACGTTTTTGATGCCTGTTGGAACATAAGCTTTAGGTAGTGCTCCGGCAGCTAATTTAAGCAAATTAGCAGCATCTTCTTCCCTTGGCTGTCGCTTATTTTGTCTAAGTAAAGCGTTGCTTTCAGCTGATGATTTCCATTGTTTTAATTCATCAACTGTGTAACGTGTTTTGTCTGAATCAATTTCACGACCGTGAATTGCACAAAGCCAAATGCCGTTTTCTGCTGACTTTCTCTGTTCTGGAGTCAATGTTGGATCGTAACGTGGGCCACCCGGTGATGCTGCAGTGATGTGAGCAGCTGTTCCAGTATTTGAAGTCCCACCGTCTTGGGCTGGACCGATAGTAGAAACATCGCAATCTGGCCTAGAACAACGATATGTAACCCGCTCGGCTAATGTATTGATGACCGACTTAGAAAAATTATGACGTTTACTTTGTGTTGCCATTGGTTTTAACCTATCCCACATTGATGACATAGCAGAATAAATCAAGAAAAACGATGCAGTCTAGTCACTTTCCCTGACGTTCGGTTACATGATACGTCTAGATTCCCAATGGCTTCAATTTTTTCGCTGTGTCAACACCGCGCTACCGGAATCTCTTCGATGTTGGTTGTATAACGTGGGGTGCGTCGTTCTTGTCTCATCCCCCAGCGCGCACTGCCTGGCTCTAGGCCTGTGGAGGCCAGGTGCAGGGTGCCACGCCCGTAGCGCATGTTGATCTTGTCCAATGCACCATAGAGGGCGCTGCGGTCCTTGGAGGCCTCGCCCAGGTCCAACTCGTTTTGCTTAATGGTGCCGTCGCTGATGTCGAGCAGGATCACTCCGGCCTTGATCAGCTCATATCCCTCTTCGTAAATACGGCGCAGGCCGTCGACCGCGCTGCGGACAATCAACGCAGTGTCAGCTGTCGGCCGCAGCAGCGGAACGACGATGGAGCGGCTGAAGCGTGGGCCTGGTCTGAAGGGGCTGGTATGTGCAAACACCTGTACCTGGCCAGCCAGGCCGCGCTGACGCCTTAGCTTCTCGGCCGCACGGCTGGCATACTCGCTCACCGCCTCGATCAAGGGGCCAAGGTCCTCCACTGGCTGGCCAAATGACCTGGTGCAGGCAATCATTTTCTTAGGGGGTGGTGCATCCTCGAGGGCGATGCAACTCTCGCCGCGCAGCTCGCGCACGGTGCGCTCCAGGACCACCGACCAGCGTCGGCGGATGGTCCCCAGATCGGCCTGGGTAAGCTGCCACACATTGGCGATGCCTGCCTCGTTCAACTGGTTGCTGATGCGGTTGCCGATCCCCCATACCGCCCCTACATGTGTCTGCTCGAGGATCGCCTGCAGCTCGAGGCGGGGAAGCTCTGCCAGATTGCACACGCGTGCAAGGTGCGCGGGGTAGCTGCCTGGTTTGCGCTCCGCGTCTTTGGCAATGGCATTTGCCAGCTTGGCCAGGGTCTTGGTGGGGCCAATGCCAATGCCGCAGGGTATGCCTACGCCTCGAGCAATGCGGTCCCGGATGGTCCAGGCGCGCCGCGTTACATCGCGAACACCGTGAAGCGTAATAAAGCTCTCGTCAATGCTGTAGATCTCTTGCTCGGGGCCTAGGCCAGCCGCCAGGCTCATCATGCGCTCGCTCATGTCGCCATAGAGGGCGAAGTTTGCGGACAGTGCCACGAGGCCCTCTGTAACCTCCAGGTGCTTGATCTGGAAGTAGGGCGCACCCATCTTGATGCCCAGGTCCTTGGCTTCGTTGCTTCGGGCAATGGCGCAGCCATCGTTGTTGCTTAGCACCACCACCGGGCAGCGGTTGAGCGCCGGGCGGAAGACCCGCTCGCAGCTCACGTAGAAGTTGTTCCCGTCGACCAGTGCATACATGTTTACACCTTGACGAAGCGTTTGATGCTGCAGGTGACAACGCCCCAGATCTCCAGCGTCTGCTCATCGCCAATGCTGATGTCGGGGAATGTGGGGTTGGCCGCCTGCAGCTTGATCCGGCCGCCGCGCTTGAACAGGTATTTGACAGTGAAGTCGTTGTCCAGCACCGCCACCACAATGGATTTGTGCTCGGGCTTCATGTAGCGATCTACGACCAGCAGATCCCCGTCATCAATGCCTGCATCCTTCATCGATAGCCCACCCGACTTGACCAGGAATGTGCAAGCGGGATGGGGAATTAGCAGCTTGGTGAGGTCGATCCGCTCCTGGCTCCAATCATCTGCAGGGCTTGGGAAACCAGCGCGCACAGAGCTGCCCGCCACTGGGAGGACCATGGGGCTCGCATCGAGGTTGAGGGGCTGCAAAATACTGTGCATACATACAGTATAGCAAGCCTCGCTTGCAGCCGCTCATCTCAATCTTGAGGGGTGTCTTTGGCTTTGGCCGCTGACCACAGACGGGTTCGCATTGATTTTTCTAGCTCCTGTAGCATTGCTTTTCCGTCGCTAGCTAGTTTTCTATTATCTTCGAATTTAAATGATATCTCGCTGCCAAAACCGTAATGATGAATTCTTCCTAAGTATTCTGAATTTGAGTTATTAATCATTTGAAGTATCTCGCGAAATTTTGCAACAAGGTCACTTTCTAAATAGATGCTATTTGCAGCTAAATATTTTTGAAGGGCTTGTCGACTTTCATCAATTACTCTAAATCTTTTCATTTCTGAATAGTGGGCGAAAAGTGTCTGCCGCAAGTGCAAAGGGGCTCTAAGGATTTCTTCACGCCTAGATGGTTCCATTTCAATATTTAATAGAAATCTTTGAAGTGTTTCATCATCCATGCAATCTACACTATAGATAAGTGATGTGCTAGACATCTCAGCTAGCTCGAAAGCAGTGTTTAGAAGGCCCCAGCTATCGGATAAGACAGGAAATTCTCGGTCGTACAGCTGTTTGGCTCTGTGGATTTCACGATCAATACTAGATTGTGCATGTCGAATCAATTCTTCTTGCTCTCGTTCAAGAACTTTTAACTTTCTATCGAATAGGGAGTCTAGCCATTTACTCCCAAGTCTTTTGAAAATCAAGAAGGCTACCACTGCTGCGCCGCCTCCTGCAGCTAATACTGGAAGAATATATTGCCAGAACATACCGGAATAGTTTTCGATATTCATGTTGAAAATTTGGTGCGTTTATTTTGCTCTTGGTAAATTCGCTGTGCCTTCTTTATTCTTCGTTAAAAATATCATCGCCTTCGACCCAGTTGCCCTCTCGATCTATCGTTAAAGCCCGCGCTTGGCCGCCTTTTGCAAGCAAGACCAGATCAATCTTGTAATCGCGTGATTTTGGTGTGTGATCTGGCCGTAGACCGTGGTGGTATATCACGATGCGCTCGAAGGTGTCAGCAACCAGCTGCCTGGCCTTTAGTCTGGCTTCCACATCCTGAGCTTCTACGCCGGCCGCCAGTTTTCTCCACTGCTCGTTTGCATCTGAGTTGTCGTTCCGCATCATGGCCACCATCTCGCGCTCTGCAGCCTGCACCTCGGCCTTGGCGCTGCTCAATTCTTCCTCCAGCGTTCGTGCGCGCCTTGCGAAAACCATAGGCGTGCCTTCGCTGGCCGTGGCGAGCATGGCATCCATAAGCTTTTCGAGTTGGGTTGTGATCTCCTGCACCTTAGCTGTCGCTGCAATGACCTTGGCGCGTGGGGCCTGGCTACGATCCTTGCCATACAAAGCCTGCAGATTCACGATGTCGGAGCAATAGGTCATGATTGCGCGCTCGATGGGGGCAACGCTGGTACTTCCTGACACCTTGCAGCCCGAGCCGTACGCTGCTGCTGACGCGCATAGGAGGCGGCGGTAGCCATCCTGGATGCGTCCATCAGGGAGTCGGGGCTTCGTGGCCAGGTTCTGGCCTGCCATGGGCCGACCGCAGTATCCGCAGATGGTGATGCCAATCCCGGTGATGACGTGGGGAAGATCTCCCCTGATGCGACGGCGGCCGCCCTCGTTCGCAATGCGTTGCAACTCGGACCACTCGCTCTCAGATAGGAGGGCAGGGTAGTACCCGTTTAACAGATATTCTTGGCCATCCACATTCACCGGCTTGGCGCCCATCAGCTGTTTCATTTTGATCAGCCGATAGCATTGCGAGGTGGTATTGGCTGTGCCGCTGTAGAGCTGGAGCCCTTCCGCGTCCAGCGTCTGCACAATTCGCTTGCCGCCAAAACCACTGGTGTACATGTCGACCATGCGCCGGATAGCTGCAGCACGTTCCGGGATGAGCTCAAAGCCGCCATCAGCTGCCCGCAGCCAGTCTGGGTTGTGCCCCTGGTTGATCGCCCCCTTGTATGTTCCAGATTGCCAGCCCTCGCAGAGGCGGCGGATGCTGGCCTTTACGCGCTTGCTCTTGGTGTCGCTCTCCTCATGGGCACGGATCATTACCAGCAGGCTGTAGACCAAGTCCATCGGGTTCGCTTTCAGCCGTTCGCGGCTGTAGGACTTCCCGTCACTGGCAGTGACCACAGTGAGGCCAGCATTTACAATCTGGGCCAATTGCGCCTGAGCTTGTATCGGCTCGGCGCGTGATAGGCGGTCTAAGCCTTCCACAATTAGCACCGAGCCAGGCGGCAC